GCTTGATGCCGTGGTTTTGTCACGCTTGACAGCCTCACCAGCAGCCATGCCAGTGTACTGGGTAGAGCCCTGAAACGATCCAGCACTCTCACCAGTCTTGCCGAGCTTTCCCTGCCGCTTCGCAGCCTTCCGCTCTTTTTTGTCACTGAGCTTCTTTTTGACAAGCGCCAGACTTCCCATGCTTGATAAACCACCCATGCTGCATCTCCTTATGCGGCTGACTTGTTCTGATCGATCCTAATTTGATAAAGGTCTTTCAGGCGCTCCTGCTTCGGAACGTCCTTGTTGTACTCGGTGCGATGCTCAGACATGAATTTCTCCAGCTCAGCGATCTCGTCATTGAGTGTCTGGCTCGGATCCTGACCCGGAGGCGTGAGCTGCAACACAGGGTTCAGCTTGCGGGCCATCTCCGCAAATCCCTTCAGGATCAGCGGATCGTTCATAAACGCCTTGCCATCACCGAAGCGGCCATTCATCAGCTGATCCTTGGCCTCTTTGCCGAATGTTCCCTCGAGCAGGCCACCGACGAGATTGATGTTCGCCCGGTAGTCAGGGCCCCATGATTCTCTCAGTTCGGTCGTCGCGAGCGAAGAGTGCTCCTCGTCGAGTTCCGCTTGGATGTCCTGCTGATCTTCGGCGAATCCGTTGTACCACTCGATGACCTTGTGCGCGACAGAGGGTGCCACGTTTTCCTCATGTAGAGCCCCCATGAAATTCTCAAAGATCTCTTTGTCGCCTTCACCGATCACCAGCCCTTCTGGAAGATTATCCATGTAGCCCTTGGATTCCAACGGAATGCCATTGGCTTCACGATAGGCCGTGACGTCCTCCTCAGTTGCGTCCGGGCCCAGGGCCGCCTTGAGCTGGCCAGAGCGGATCGTCTGCTGAGCCTCACGGAATGAATTGCCGTAATCCAGCGGAGTGCTGAAGCGCTGCAGATCCGCGTAATACTTGTCATCGTCGCCGGCAACACCTCGGCGCCAGTCTGCTGCCGTCTCGCCAGCCGCATGGAAATCACTGAAGCTCTCAAAGCCCTGCATCGCTGTGACTTGCTCATCGCTGAATTTGTGATCCTCACCAATTATGCCTTGGCTCCAGTGCTCATCGCCCGGTTGAATCGTTGTTACTACGTCGCCTTCACCCATGTCCTTGTTCCTCAGATTTTGTTGATCGTGCTGCTATTTTGTCGGGATCCGTCCGAGCAGGGGCCACCTTCAGCATCCATATGAAAGTGGTTCCGACCCAGCGCTTGCCAGCAGCAAACGCCGTGTCATGTGTGTCTCCGGGCCGGTAGACCTCATCGTGCGTACCAGCGGCCCGGATCAGATAATCGCACAAAAGTCGTTGCTGCCGTGCATCAGCTTCGCCCCTATGGACTGCACGGAGGGCCTGAATCTCGGCCTCCGTGTAGTCCGGGCGCACCAAAGGATTCTTGTGCGGCAAGCATTCGGCGACCGATACGCGGATTGTCGGGTGTTCCTTCATTGAGACTGAGCCTCAGCCTGCGCCAGATCTCGAGCGACCTGACCGCCACCCTTGGCCATTTCCATGTTTTCCTCGGCCTCGGCCTGCTCTGCGGCTGCGCGGTTGATCTCAGCAACCTCATCCAGAGTACGCATGTGCTTGGCTTGAACACCAATCGCCTCAAGCGAATCTCGAAGCTGCAGACCCATATTCAGATGCGCTCCGGCAGAAGGATCGAAGGCCATCGCCCGCTCGATCAAATCCGTGGATTCGAGGAACGTCGAGGCCTCTTTGCGCTCGATCGCATCGTGCAGCGGCGAGACGAATTTGAAATGCACATCGCGCCCCTGCAGCTCTCGCGGCATGTCCTGAACAGATCCAAAATAGCCAGCGCGTAAAAGGCCGTCGAAGGTATCTTCACAAAGTTGGCCGTTGTATTCATGCTCCATCGGCTCGAATAGTGGCAAGGCTGCCCTGACGTACTCCTCTACGCGCTGACCTGTCTCGAACGCCGTCATATCGCCCTCAGGCGGCGGCAGCGTCAATTTGTTGATGTAAAACGCCTCGGCGAGCATCGACATCTGGTGATCTCGCTCATTAAACCCTTGCGGCAAGCCACGACGATCCTGAGTGATAGGCCTCAGGACGTCGCCCTTGCGCTCGTCATACTCGACATCGGCCCACGTAATGCCGCCGCTGTAGAGCTGAACGTCTCCGCGAACCGCATCCTGGGTCGCAATCATGGGAGGACGTACCGACATCTCGCCGGCCTCGAGCAATGTCAGGCTCATGGCCTGTAACAAACGCGCATCCGGCAGTCCTGCCACAGCAGCCGGAGAATACGCATACTGTGAACCGGATACGGTTTGCCATCTCGGCAGGGTGATGCCGTGACTGAAGAGCCCGACCTCGCCCATGATGTGCATGTTCTGGACGTCGAGGTAAATCATCATCCAAGGATAGCCCTCACCCTCGCCATTCTGGCCACGGTAGATGTCCGTGGAGACCGCAAGGCGCATACATTCGTGCTTGCTCAGATTCTCAGAGGACTTCTTTTTCTCGACCTCGTGATGCAGGTTGAGATTCATCTCCTTGAGCTGCTTGATGGTCGGCTTCCACTTAATGTAAATCTCGCCGATCGAGCCATCAGCCTTTTCGCTCCACGCGACATCTCTGAGATGCCATGTGCGATACAGCAAGTGCGGTTGCTGCGTGTGATAAACGATCTCGCGGGAAATGCAGCACTGGCCAGTCAGCGCGAAATCAGCATCGCCCTCACTGGTGGCCCGGATAAACTGGGCCTTGCGATCGTACATCGCCGAGCGCATTCGCTTGGTGGCCCATTGCAGCCAGCCCCTCGCCTCCATGCCCAGCTCGTCATCATTGTCGACCGAGGTCTCAAACCACGCTTTAGCCCTGGGCCTGAGCATCGCCGCAAATGAATTCGACAAATCTCGATGCACGAGAATGGGATATGAGCTGTAAAGGTGCTCGGCGAACTCCTCACCGATGTAGCGATTGATCGTGAAGTCGGCCCGCTGCGGATAGAAATTCTCAGCGAGTTCCTGCCAGAGTGTCGTTATCGCTTTTCGATCCTTGAAAAGCTGCTGGCCCCTTAGGATCAGATCTTGTGGTCGCATTAAGGCGCCCCGATAGCCCCGATCGTGAAGTCAGCGGTCGGCGTGGAGCCGCCAACGACCTGCACACAGCGGATCCGCAGCGCGTTGACCGCGAACGTGATGCGCTCATTGGTGACGTCAGTGGCCTGCGCAAACGCGCCGCCTGTGATGTCGTACCACTTCTCGCTGGCCTGATCCCACTCCTGAAATTTCACATCCAGCGTCAGGGTGCCGGTTTTTGCGGTGACATCCAGAAAGGCTGAAAAATTGACCGACTCACCAGCGCCTCGATCAGCGTTGACCGTGCCGGCAGCTCGCCCTACTGCGCCAGCCTCAAAAATAATTTCTGTTTTACGTGACATGGTGGATCTCCTTATCCGAGACGATCTTCGTCAGTGAGTACGGTGCTGGCCCGAGAGCCCTGTCTGCCAGCGGCTTTTCGCCGCTCGTTGCGCTTGATCGCCTCCTCATCAGGAATCTCAGCGCTGAGGAACATCTTGTCCTTTTTTTTCTGCACTTTGGCGGCCCGTTCGGCGCGAATCTCAGAATTCGTCTTGTAGCCCTTCCATGTGCCGAAATTGTGTAATCGCTTAACCGTGTTTTTCAACCCACCCATCAGTGTCTCCTGTGGCCTTTCCTTGGCCCAAAATTAACCTGCGGTCGACGTTTGTCGGCCATAGTACCTACTCGCTGATCTGCCCGCCACTCAGTCGCCATCGTCTTGGCTTTGTCGCCGGCACTCCAGCACATCTGCACAGCATCGCCACGATCCGGCGAGCGGCCCAATAATTTCACAACATCCTTCTTTGGCGTCACCTTGATGCCGTTCGGCGTCAGCTCCCAGTGAACCGCGGTCAGATCTGAGACAAGCATCTGATCGTCAGGCAACATGATCGGCGAGCCGCCATCCTGCCCAGGATCCAGCGCTTCGCGAAACTTCCAGATGACCTCGGCGCGTTTATTGAAAAATCGGAGCTTCTGATCGACCGTGCGCCGAATCGACTTGTCCATGCCCAGATGCGCAACAACATCCATGCCCAGCGCTTTCAAATGACCACACGCCTGAGCGCCAGTGGTCTCGCCGGCATCAAATACGATCGTCGCCGAATTCCTGTGATGCTTCACCACGTAGCCGGCCAGATCCGTGCCATGCGGCTCAGTGCCTTCGCTGGCGATGTCCTTGCCCTTGCAGGTCAGTAACTCTGCGAACCAGCCGTCATGCCGGCAAGCAATCGCGATCTCGTCGTTCCCTCGCGCACCGTCAACACCCATCGAGCATTGCGGGATCTGGAATGGGGGTTGCGGCGACCATCTGGCTTGGGCGAGACGGATCCACTCGGTCGGGATAACCTGTTCAGGATCGTCTTGGCGAGCCGCCATGAAATTGCCGTCGCGGATCGCCGAGCGCAGCGGCTCGGGTAGAGCGTCCAGCTGTGCTGCGTAACCTGTATCCGCGTAGAACGGATTGTCAGCAAGAGTGCCGGGTATGAAGGTTCTTGACATAGGAATGAGATACCGGATACTGCCGTCAGAGTTCGTCCTCCCTGAATCAATCTTGGCATCTGGGCCCGAGACCCAGAAATCCTGACCGTCCTCATCGGAAACACACCATCGCAGCTCTCCCGGCTTTGCTGGGTTCGGATACCGTGAATCAAGCCACGGCGCGAACATCTTGATGATCCAGTCGCCAGCCGAAGAGGTCGGCGGGTTGGATCCGAAAATCGTGCGACAGCGCTGCTCAGGATCCTCAGAACGTACCCAGCCCATCAAAAACCGTACCTGAGCCTCGCGATTCTGCACCACCTCGTCAATCGCCAATAAATCGTGCGCTTGGCCCTGCCAGTGCTCGTGATCGGTCGTTTTGGCCAGACCACCGAAATCGATCACCTTGCCATTCACCGTTTTCAATCTGGGCGGGATCGAACCCCTGTAACCCTTCTCAGTGCCATTGATCGCCTTGGCCCGGTCAGTAATAGCGTTCAGATCCGTGTAATGCTTGCGAATCAGCAGCGAGCGCTGGTGATTTTCAATCGCCGTGCCAACAATCAGATCGGTCTTGCCACAACCGCCAGATCCACCGTACAGCAAAATATCAGCCTTGCAATTCACCGCATCCAACTGCGGCCCTGGAGTCGGAAACCACAAGCGATGCGCGGAGCGCTCGGACAAAAATTTGTCCATTTCATCCTTTTTCTGATCCGACATGCCAGCGTAATTGGCCATCAGATCCTTGATTAACGCACCCTCGGCACTCATTCAGCTTTCTCCCAGACCTTCTTGTAGTTTTTCGAGAAATCTATCGCCTCGTTCTTGCGATCACCAAAATCAATGAACTGGCCAGTCGCCTTGGCGTGATGCTTGGCCTCAGTCACCTCGAGCTTCTCGAGCTGGCCATTGATGCGCACGATCGTCGGATACACCATCCACTTGCCAGTCTCATCATCAATATCTGCCGCCATCAGGTGTGTGCCCGTAAAACCCTTGCCCAGATCAATCGACGGCGAATTCTCAGGATCTAAAATCCGCTTCACAAAATCCTTGTCGCTGTTCGCGTCCAAAATCTTCAGGATCCGATCAGTCTCTTCACTCATACCCAGGGCCTCGATCCACCAATCAATGCTTTCGCAATCTTCACGCTCACCAGACCACCATACATGGGAGCGGCCAGCCGCTTCGCTATATGCGTCAAAAACTGCACCCGTACATTGCGATCCTTGTTGAGCCGCTTGAACTCCACAAACTCAGCACGGTGCGCCTCCACCTCCTGCTGCAGCCGAAACTCAGTATCCGCTAAAAACCGACGCCACCAAACCTCAGCACCATTGCGCCGCAAAAAACCATTCAGCTGGCGCTGCTGCGCAAAATGCACCTTCTCATGCGCCACCAGCTCCGGGGAGAGATCACCTCCCCCCGGATTGTAGATCACACCGCCGTAAGCAAAGATATTGCGCTCGGTAACTGGCAGTTTCGCGCGAATCTGCGAGATATTCGGCGGCCAGTCAGTGACAATCGATATGCTCACTCAGCAGCCTCAGGCTCCTCACCCAGCTCATCATCAGCGTCAGCTTCGGCCTCTGCCAGATCAAATGCCACATCCGGCACACTCTCAGGCCCATCCTCAGGCACAAAATCAGGATCAGGGTCAACTGCCTCCGGCACTTGCGCCCCAGTCACCATCGCCTCACGCTCCTCCTTGCGGGCCTGCTTCGTAGCATAATTGGCCCCCATGTTTCTCTTCACATCACTCACATCACTCTCCAGTCTCGGCCCAAAGGCCACAGTTAAGATCCCGCTCAGGGATCGATTTTTTTTCCGGGCTCACTTCCGACATCCGTGCAGCGGCAACTCGACCTAACCTGTCGGGCTCCCCACTACCAGCGGGCACAGATTCAAGTAGCACCGCTCGCACCGTCCGAAGCCAGACGTCCTGCACCCTGACATAGCCCAGGCTGTTCAAAAGCGATTCAGTGCCAACAGGCAAAACCTCAGAATTCATTTTTTTCCACCGAGCTGAAATTTCTTGAAAATCGAGAGAGCTTGCCCCACCCCTCGCGATCGCCGCGCCTCCTCGGCCCCCCCCCTTCGCGGAGAGGCCGCCCCCTCGAACCGCTGGCACGAAACGAGGTCATTCCTTATCTATTGGGGCTGCCGAGCCCTCCTCAGATTGGGGCTGTGGCTGGCCTGCAGCGTGGCCGTGTAACTTAGTTACAGCAGCATCCGGGACTGATGGGCTGGCCGGCATGGGCATGGTTGAGCCGTCGACCGTCACGCCAGCCGCCTGATCCTCGAGCATGAACAGGGCGAAGCGGCGCATCTTCTCGCGCTCCGATAGGCCAGTGATGTCGACACGATGAGCCACCTCGCCACCATGCTCGTGCTCGATCTTGTCGCCGAACGTCTTGGGCAGCAGCTTGCTGAGCATCCACTTGCGGGCATCGACTCGGAGCCGGCTGCGCTGGATGTGCTCCTGATCCACGGCCTCGTACTCGTGGCCATTGCGTCCGACCTTGGTGATGAAGTCGGTCGTGCCATCGTCGGCAATCTCGAGGATCTCCTCGGCCCACGACTGGTAAAGGCCCTCCCGCGCCCGGGCATATTGGATGGCAAAGTCAGAGTTTTCGACCAGCTCCTTGGCCAGTTTCGTCCGGGATGGCATGGCTGGATCCCTGCAGATGGCCCTCATGCTCTCGCCCTCGAAGGTGCGCAAACAGATGTCATCGAGTAGAGCCTGAGCGAGGACGAGCGGAGGGCGCCCTGTAGTGGGCTCTGTGTCTGTTGCTTGCAAGGTGGTGGTATCACTGGCGTCTGGCATGTACTCATCCCTTGGGGCTGTTGATGCTTACAGGCTCGGATACTACACCGTGCCCGGTTCACTTGACACGCGGGCCATTGGCCCGTTAAGGTCGGAGACCTTACGCAACCAACCACGAGGATCCACACATGGCACCGACCGACATCACCGCGATCATCTTCATCATCATTTGGGGCGCTGCACTTTTAACGCCACTATTCACAACCACCACGAGGAAGTAACACTATGAGCATTGACACACTGAGGACAGGGCCGAGCACTTACATGCTGGCCAGATACCGCCACGCTGATACAGCGCTGAGCTGCGGCCACACTGAGCACCTACAGACTGAGCACGGCATCATCGCCATCAGGCCGCTGAGCGTGAAGGACGGCACAGGCCGCTCTACTCTCACATGGCTGATCGACTTCTATGATCGCAGCACCGACAAGCCTGAGGATCGCGACAACAACAGCCAGCGCTTCGTCAACAAGCTGGCCGCGATCAGGCACATCCTGACCAGCCTCAACGGTGAGATGCCGATGCCGTCACTGGGCCCCAATGACACGGTCGACGTCTGGGCCAATCAGGCAGAGCGTGAGGGCTGCGTCCTTGCCGTCATCGGTTGCGAGGTGCTCATTGAGTACGAGATGCCGGGAACCACAGCAACGTGGGGCGGCGTGACGCACAAGCAGACCAGCGCCCTCAGGGTCGTCCAGATGATTCAGGATAAGGTCGTCGGCAACTACAAGACCATGAGTTACAACACGGTGCCGAAGCGGTGGCTGCAGGCTATCCGTGAGGCCGGCACGACTGAGTGGCTTGGCATGGGCCAGCGCTGCACTTCGAGGATCCCATTCCCGGCAGAGTAACCAGTTCGAGCGCCTTCACTGAGGGCGCTCCTTACTGGCAATTTCGCCAGCACACGAGGAGCACGACATGAACAGACCAGCACCATGGAACACCGACGAAAACCGCGCCATCGTAGCGCTGTATTTCGCCATGCTCGACAAAGCCGTCGCAGGCTTGGCCTACAACAAGGCCGGCATGGTTCGCACCGCTCAGGGCAACCCGAAAAAGGGCGACACTGACATCAGCGGCGACAATCACATCCCCGGGATATTCTGCAAGCTCGCACTCAGGAGCCGGCCCAGTATTGAGATGAAGCTGATGAACTGCTCAGCGATTCACAGAGATCTGGGCTGTGAGTTCACGATGAACGAGCACGGCTATCGGGCCATGCCTAACTATCAGGCAGCTCTCAGGCAGGCCATGGTCGACGGCATCGCTGAGCGCCAGCTCGACGCTGACCTGCTGACGGCACAACGCAACGAGCAGAGGGCTGGAGCGTGAGCAAGATCATCACGCTGCCACGGCTCGACGTCACCCGGCTGGCTGCAGACTACTCGCAGATTGTCAGGGACTCACTGACCGCCAACCAGCTCGCCAAGGTGCGAGCTGGGGACGCGGTCGCTGATGACTACGTCGACACCGCTGAGCTGACGGTTGAGGCCGTACTCGAGCAGAAGCCACACGCTGAGAGCATCGCCGACTTTGGCGACGAGATGGCACTCGCTGAAGAGCGGGCCAGACTCTCAGGCTTCAGGCTCTCGAGGATCCTCGTCGCTTGTGAATTCAGCGGCACCGTTCGCGATGCTTTCGCGGCTCGAGGTCACAGCGTTATGAGCTGCGACATCCTCGAGACCGAGGCACCGGGCGCTCACTATGTCGGCGACGTTCGCGACGTACTGGGCGACGGCTGGCACATGGCAGTCATGCACCCACCCTGTACTTTTCTCGCAGCCTGCCAGCTCTGGCGCTGCCTGCCGAAACATGCAGCCAAGCATCCGGGCCGCACAGCCAAGAAGGCCGAAGCTCTCGAGTTCATCCGTGACCTGATGGCCGCACCGATCGACCGCTGGGCGCTGGAGAATCCCAAGGGCGCCATCGGCACCGAGATCAGGCCGGCAGACGACAAGGTTCAGCCCTACGAGTTCGGTCACGACCACGCCAAGGAGACGCATCTGTGGCTCAAGAACCTGAGCCCACTGGTGCGAGATCCTGAGCTGTTCATCGAGGGCAGGGACGCGGTCAACAACAACGGGACGCCAGTCAAACGCTGGGCCAATCAGTGCGACGGCTCAGGCGCCGACCGTACAGGCCCGAGCCCTGACCGTGGCCACAAGAGAAGCCGCTTTTTCAAGGGCATCGCCGAGGCCATGGCAGAGCAATGGGGCGGCATCACTGAAACACTGACGGCACCAGTCAACGCGGCGCCGATCGGTCAGCTGGAGCTATTCGCATGAATGAAGCAGATCGCAAATCAACCACGCGAGCCTTTGCCGTGATGTTCACGCTGGGGTTCGTCTACATGGGAGCGCTCAGCGCTGCCCTCGAGGGCTGGGAGCGCACCTTTACCGCGCTGTCATGGCTGGGCATGGCCATCATGCTCGGCGCCTTGGTGGGCTGCTGCCGCTCTCTGTTTACAGGTAAGTGATTCACTCGAGCGCATTGGCGACAGTGCGCTCTTTGGGAATTATCCCGACACACGAGGAGCACGAAATGAACGGATTACATTGCAACATCTACCGGGCGGCAGACTTCCCCGATTGCACCAACAGCGGCGTCACCGGCTCGAGCGTCGGGCACAAGCACATCACGCTGATCGGTGACGGAGTCAAAGGGCCGTTTGAGCCCAGCGACGACTCGCCAGCCCTGTGGCTCGAGTATGACCTTGAGCCCAAGGGCGCCCGGGCTGGACAGCTCACAGTGGCCACGCCGGCATGGCTCCGGGAGCTTGGCGCTCAGTCATTTATTCGCGGCGGCTGTTCTGAGTTTGAATGTATGGGCACCGACTGGGCGAGCAAGCACCAGATTGTCCGGGTTGTGGCTCGGCCCCTGAACAAGGACGGCACACCGCGCACTGGTGGCATGTTCGGCGGCAACTACATCGAGAGCAGCGACTCACGGTTCCCGACCACCGCGCCGATCCCGGTACATGATCGATTTGAATGAGTGACCGCTTCGAGCGCATCAGGCCGAGATCCTGGGTCTGGTGTGTTCGGAGGGAATCATTCCCTACCGTGATGATCGCGGTTACTTACAGCACGAGGAGCACGACATGAGTATCAAGCACTACGAAGTACAAACCCACACCATCGCCGATGGCTGGGTGAACACATGGAGCGATGACGGCAAGCCGTGGACTTTCGCAACCAAGGCCGACGCAACCCGAGCGCTCGACGAGTTTTTTCTCGATCTGCCGGATAATATGGTCGACGACTACAGCATCACGGACTACCGCGTCCAGCCTGTTTTTGAGGTGACGGCATGAGTCAGCTCAACCTGTTCAGCGCTGACAATGCGCCGGGTATCATCGAGCTGCCTGAGGGGCCGGTCATCGTGTGCTACGGCGGCGGTGTTGACAGCACCGCCATGCTGATCGCGATGCGCCGGCAGGGCATCACTCCCGACCTCATCACGTTCGCTGACGTAGGCGGCGAAAAGCCTGAAACCTACGAATACGTGGCCCAGATGAGCCGCTGGTGTGTCCTCAATGGCTTCCCACCAGTAACGACATGCAAGCACACCACAGAGGCGGCGACTTCTTACAACGATCTGACCGGCAACTGCATCGACAACGAGACGCTGCCGAGCATCGCGTTCGGCTTCAAGATGAAAAGCTGCAGCATTAAATGGAAGCAGGGCCCGCAGGATCAAGAGGTCAAGGGCTGCAAGCGTGGGCCCAACAAGCGCGACCCTCACCCGCTATGGATCGAGGCCCAGGGTCTCGGCATCAAGCCGACCAAGCTGCTCGGTTACGATGCCGGCCCTGCGGATCTCAGGCGATCGAAAAAGCTCAAGACATCAGATAGCAATTTTGAATATCGCTATCCGCTGCAGCAGCTCGGCATGGCTCGCGAGGATTGCATCGCGCTCATCATCGACGAGGGCCTGCCGGTGCCAGTCAAGTCGGCGTGTTTTTTCTGCCCAGCATCGCAGAAGTGGGAGCTGTACTGGCTGGCCGGCAAGCACCCTGAGCTGTTCGAGAAGGCGCTGCAGATCGAGGTCACAGCGATGACCGGACATCACACAAGATTCGACGAGATCGAAATGGGCGCCGGCTTCATGGAGCTGATCGGATCCGGCAAGCGCTGGCCATCGACCAGCACCACGGTCGGCCTCGGCTGCTCGTTTGCTTGGAACCACTGGGCCCGCATGAACAAGGTCGTCGACGACGAGGGCAAGGTGATCGCATCGCCTGAGTGGTGCCTCGCCCGGGCCAACAAACTGAAAGCCAAAGGCGGCAATGCTGCCGACCTGAGGACTTGCTAACTACACGAGGAGAACGACATGGCAACAAGTAAAAAACGGTACACGCGGCACAAGCTCAACGGCCACCAGCTCAAGCGGCTGGCCCAGCTCGCCGCCAACAACGGCCACCAGCACGGCACCAGCATGGGGGCCCTCAGGGCTCGCGGTCTGGTTGAGGACGGTGACGAGATAACCGAGCAGTACGGCTGCCACGGCTTTACTCGGACGATACACCTCCCCTGCTGCCGGCTGACGGACGCGGGCCGCGAGGCCCTCGAGGAGGCTCGAGCTGCAGGCTGGTGATCTCTGCAAGCGGCTCAGATCCTTGGGCCGCTTTAGGGGAATCATCCCATCACACGAAAGGAGTACAACATGCAAGACCTTAACGAGTACCAACTCCGAGACTTGAAAAAGTACGAGGAGGACGCCAAACGCCTGAGCCTGATATTGGCCGAGCTGAACAAGCTCGACCTCGGCGACGTCACCGAGTTCGCGATGACACCAATGCGCGACGACATCGACCACACGCCGCGCTGCATCTATATCAATGCGCTGGTCATGGAAGGCCGGCTCGAGATCATGTGCGAGCGTAGCGGCTACGGCAACACCGACCGCTGGGAGTTCAACGCGATCGGCTGGCCCAAGTACACCGACGAGCAGGGCCAGAGCAACACCATCGACCCGAGCAACCTGTGGAACCCGAAAGAGGTGAGGCCGTCGACCACGGCAGCGCAGGACAGGGAACCCAAGGCGATCGCCAAGCAGATCGCGAGCAAGATCCTGGGCGAGTACATTCGGATCTTTAAGCTCTGCCTCGATCGGGCCCAGAGCGCTCAGGCACACGCCGACGAGACTGGTGACGCTATGAGCCGTCTGGCTGATGCCTGCCAAGATGACCGCGAGTTCCGAGGGCGGCCACAGCGCAGGTTCTACGTCAAGAACATGGCCGGCGATTCGGTCAGCGTAGAGTTCCGCAGCACTGGCGACGTCAAAATGAACCTGACCACCGACGAAGTCATCGCCGTGATCGCCCTGCTCCGCAAGCAACGAGGTGCGAAGTGAGCAGCCGACTCAATACGCTGCTGCATGGTGAGGCCTACAAAGCCGCTGAGATCCTCAGCGGCGACACCACGCCGAACCGCGACGAGATCCTGCTCGAGCTACGGGCGGCGCTGACCAATGCGCTGAACAGGATAGACAAGCTCGAGGAGAAGCTCGACGGTCATCTGGTGTGTCACGGTGAGGCCTAACCCCAAAGACTACGACCCGCGCCCCGAGTATTTCGGGGAGCTGGTCGAGTCCACTGGGCTGACGCAAAAAAAAATAGCGGAGATCCTGGGAGTCGACGAGCGCACGATTCGGCGCTGGCTGTCTGGTGAGCGCCGCTTTTCGTACACGGTGCAGTTCACCCTCGAGTGTTTGGTGCTCGAGGTTTAGTGTAGCTCAGAGACTCCGGGCACGATCAAGTGCGGGGTCTCTGAGTTGGCGAAGTGCTTGGCCAGCTTGGATCTGACAATTCCGAACTGGTCGCCGCTGTCGTCGACAGCCGGCCTGATAACAATGCAGTCGCCCGGGTAGAGTGTCGCGTTGAGCCTGCCCGGGGATTGTATCAGCAGCATGTCCCCGGGCGCCTTGCGGAACCTGACGACAAAGGCATCGAGGAACTGGACGATCGCGTCGATGTTCTCGACCTGCCACTGGATCCATTCCCAGCCCTCCGGCAGATCTACTGGAGTGTCGAACTTAGATGCTTTTCCTCGATCCACTTCCTACCCCTTAGGCACTCGATGACCGAGTCCGGGCTCAATAACCGTTTGAGTTCCCCACAGACGAGCTGATACTTCGGCCACGGACGATTCAAATTCACAATGATCGGCGGCTGAGGTACTTCTATGGTTCGCTGGCATGATTCAAGTCTATCCATTTGATCCGTGTTTTCCGGGCAACATCCCGACGAACAGCGTACTCAGGCCATGGCCGCTCGTCAAACAGTTCGAGCATGAAATTCTGAGTCGGCACAAGCACCTGAGCCTCATCGCCGAAGTGATCCTCGAATGGAATTCGGCCCCAGATCAGGCTCGGGCCACGGTCGCCGCTGATCTGCTGGCGTGTCTGGTGGTTCGGCGTGTGCCCAAAATGATGCCAAGTACATAGCCCTATTGTCCACTCATGCTGCTCAGCACCCTTGCCAATTCGCCGGCCCCGTTCGGTTACGTGCTCGATCGAGGTATGGACATCCAGGAACCCCATCAGAAGGCACGGCAGGCAGCCGCAATGCAGAACAATGGTCTCCATGCGCTGCTGCTCAGACTTGCGGGCTCGAGGTGTCTTACCGACCATTGACCTGCCTCAGCACTGGAATGTCGCGGCTTATGCCGATCCAGCCGGCCATGAAAAACACCTCGCGGATCTCGAGAACGCTCATCGCTGAGTGTGGCTTCTTGCCCTTGCTGGTGGCTGAGCAATATGAGTGGACGCGCTTCTCAGAGCGGCCCCTGTTTCGTTTGGCTGTCGTCATAATATCTGTACCTCGATTTGGCCGTCCTGCACTTTGTTCATGGCTTGGATCCTGATGTCGTTGACCACGCTGATGCAGTCGTCAGGTATGGCGCCGTAGTCGACCATCGAGTCGAGGATCGGCTTCAGCAGGTTGTCGAGATCCCGCACTCGATTGTCTGGCGGCCTGACCAAGATAT